AGTTGTGGCTGCGCGCGCTGGGGATCGGGATAACCCGCGCTATGCGGGCGAGACTGATAACTATGGCAATGGGAGGTGAGGGATGAGCGAGATAAAGAAACGACCAAAGAAAACAAAGTTGATAATTCACAAAGAGGTGGTGGAGAGCGTGCGGTGCACATACAAATGTCCGCATTGCCATACCGAGGTGCGGGACTATACGCTATCAAAAAGCGTGCTTATGGTTCTGTGTGGTTATTGTGGACAGCCAGTTGACTTTAGACCTTTAAAAGAGCCGGGAGGTGAGGGATGAACGACGATGATGGCGTCACCCATTGGATGCCCCTACCACCCCCGCCGGAGGGAGAATGAAACGCTTACTTTTGATCGTGTTCGTGCTGCTGCTTGCCCTGCCGACTGTGGCAAGCGCGTATGGCTGCCTATGCGTGACCATCACCGAGGTCACCGCCGAGCGCGTACCTGGCGGCGTTGTCGTGCGTTGGGAGACCGTCAACGAGTTCGAGTACGCGGGCTACAACGTCCTCATGGAGCGCAAGGGGCGGATGGTCAGGCTAAACGCCGAGTTGATCCCCGCGCAGCACCCGAACGAACTCGTGGGCGGGGAGTACGAGTACCGCGTCAAGGGGCATCGGCGGGCTACGTACTGGCTGGAAGTCGTGAGGCTTGACGGCGGGGTGGAGCTGTGGCTCAAGGCGCTGGGAATTGGATTACAGCCGAGTTTGGCGAAGGCGGTGAGGACGGGATGACAGATACAATTACACTTTCACCGCGCGAGCTGCAGGTGATCACCGCAATCGCAATGGGGCGCACAGAGGATCAGATAGCGCTTGAACTCGGCATATCCCCGCGCACGGTCAGGCGGTACAAGTCTGACATCCGGCGGAAGTGCGAGACGTTCTCCATGCCTCAAGCGGTGTACGTTGTGACAATGGCGGGGTTGCTGGAAAATGTCCTAAATTGACCAATTGCTATTTGACAGTTTATAGATTACCTTGATAGCAGGAACTAACTAACAGGAGGCTTTACGTGGATTTTTCGAATGCGATTGTAGCTGGAATACCGCTCGTTTTGGTCGTGATCGGATTGGTCGAATGGCTGAAGCGGTTCGGTGTTCAGGGCGCGGCTTTGAATGTCGCGTCTTTGCTTATCGGCCTCGCGGCTGGTATTGCGTATCAAATATCTATTGCTATGCCCGCTGATTTTGCCGGATGGTTCGCGGCTGGCATTTACGGTCTGGCGCTTGGGCTTGTCGCGTCCGGGCTGTACGATGCCGGCAAGTCGATTATATCCGGCGGCGGCGTAGGGTAGGCATCATCTCCTCCTTTCCTGTCCGGCAGTCCGACAACGCGGGACCCCTCCAGGCGGCTATGCCTTACAAAATGCCCTTTGGGACAGCCGCAACGGAGCGGAGTAGCCTATGACATTATCCTGGACTTACTTTCAAGTCGGGCTCGGCGACTTTCGCGCCTGGTCGGATAATCCGCGTCTATCCACAAAGAAGCAAGCGGAGCGCCTGCTGAAATCATTTGACGAGTTCGGGCAGGTGCAGACCATCGCCGTATCGCCTGACCTTGACGTGTACGATGGCCACCAGCGGCTATCCGCGCTCTTGACCATTCACGGCAAGGATTACACCGTTGACGCGCGTCAATCCTCGCGGGCGCTGACTGACGAGGAACGGCGCAAGTTGGTAATCTACCTGCACTCCGGCGCGGTTGGCAGTTGGGATTGGGACGCGCTCTCTGGCTGGAACGCGCAGGAGGTCATCGGCTGGGGCATGGATGACGCTGTGCTGAAGGATTGGAAGCGTGACGTGACGGCGCTGACGGAGATGATAGGGGCGGAACAGGAATTTCCAGAGTTCAAAGAATATGGTGAGGACATTGCAGATGGTATTCAAGTTTGCAAATGCCCTACCTGTGGACACGAACATGCCGCGCCAAAATGATTATCTTACCATCCTTGAGGATGCCTGGAAACAGCACCTTGAACCGAGAGGCGATAACGCGCCAACGGTGATTAGTTTATTCGCTGGGTGTGGCGGGTCAAGTCTTGGTTATTCAATGGCTGGCTTTCGTGAATTGTTGGCGGTTGAGTGGGATGATAACGCGGTTGATACTTTCAGCCTGAACTTTCCTGATGTGCCAGTTTATCACGGCGATATTGCGAAATTATCGGTTGATGAGTGTTTATCTTTGACCGGATTACAACCTGGTGAATTAGACGTTTTAGATGGTTCGCCGCCTTGTCGGGGATTTTCTACGGCTGGCAAGCGCATGATGGAAGACCCGCGCAAATCGTTATTCCGTGAATATATCCGGCTGTTGCGAGGACTGAAGCCGAAAGTGTTCGTTATGGAGAATGTTAGCGGGATGGTCAAGGGTAAGATGAAACTTATCTTTGTTGAAATCCTAAAGGAACTCAAGGTGAGCGGGTATAAAGTGTCGGCGCGGCTGTTGAATGCAATGTATTTCAACGTGCCGCAATCCAGACAGCGGATGATATTTATTGGTGTTCGTGATGACTTGGGAATAGAGCCGGGCCATCCGAAGGCTGAGAGTAAACCGTTTACCGTGAGGGATGCGCTGAATAATCTACCAAAAGATTTTGACGCGATAGCCCCTGTGGTACGCGGACGCGTACCACAGATGATGATGGATTGCAAACCGGGCATGTCTCTTGCCGCGAGTATGAGAATTGAAAAATTTTATTCTTGGGTCAGAGCGGCATGGAATGAACCGTGTATGACAATTCAAAAGTCAGTAACATTTGGCGGATTTTCTGTATGGCGCCCTGAAGAAAATCGCAGTCTTTCAGGTAGAGAACTTGCGAGAATTGGCAGTTATCCAGATTATATTCGCTTTATCGGAAATTATAAAGACTGGACTAACCGCATCGGCAACTCCGTTCCCCCGCTGTTCATGCGGGCAATAGCAAAGCATATCAGGCAAGAGATACTGTGATTTTAGTGTGATTATGGCAAATACCGCATCCCTCAAGCCATTTAGAAAAGGACACGACCCGCGCCGGAACACGAAAGGGCGACCAAAGACCTTTGACAAACTGCGCTCCCTTGCCCAGATGATAGCGGTTGAGGACGGTATCACGACTGACGAGGCTATCCTCTCCTACGTGGAGGTGATACTGCGCGGGATGATGAAGAATGACCCGAAGTTGTTTTTGGAGATCGCTTACGGCAAGGTGCCGAACCCGATTGAGTTATCGGGGAAGGGTGGCGAGGTAGTAAAGATCAACGTGAATATCAAGGACGATGAAAAGTTATGAGATCAACGTAGACGCGGATGTATTTAATTCCGCCTACGTTCCGCACCTTAATAATTTCACACGAACACAGATAATCTATGGCGGGGCATCTTCCGGTAAGTCGTGGTTTATTGCAGAGCGCGCGGTCATTGACGTTGCGCGGGGTGGTAGGAATTACCTCATTTGTCGGCAAGTAGCGAGGACTATCAAAACCAGCGTGTTTGCACAAGTTGTGAGAATAATCAGGGAGTGGGGGCTGTTAGATATTTTCACAATCAACAAAAGCGATTATGTGATTACTTGCGCTAACGGCTACCAGATGATTTTCGTAGGGCTTGACGATGTAGAGAAAATCAAATCCATCGTTCCGGCAAAAGGCGCGTGGACTGACATCTGGCTCGAAGAGGCAACCGAAACGGACAGGGCATCTGTTAAGCAGTTGGAGAAGCGGCAGCGAGGCGGTGATGAATCTACACCGAAGCGCATGACGTTATCGTTCAATCCTATACTCCAGACGCATTGGATTTATGATGATTATTTCAAGGGAATTTCATGGGTTGACGACCAGACCGAGTACAAGAGCGATAACCTATCCGTTCTCAAGACGTGGTATATCCATAACCGCTTTCTCACTCCTGACGATATCCGCGACCTGGAGAACGAGACCGACCCGTATTATCACAGCGTTTACACGCTCGGAAATTGGGGCGTGCTTGGTCATGTCATATTCAACAATTGGCGCGTTGAGGATTTGAGCGAGATGCGCGACCAGTTCACGAACAGGCGGGTAGGGTTAGATTTTGGCTTTTCGAGTGACCCGGCAGCGGTGGTGCTGACACACTACGACAGGACGCGAAACAAGATTTATGTGTTCGATGAAATTTATCAGACCGGATTGACGAATGACGAACTGGCGATTGAGGTATCAAGGCTGACGGGTGACATGGTAACTTGTGATAGCGCAGAGCCGAAGAGTATACAGGAATTGAACAGATACGGTGTTCACGCGGTAGGGGCAAAGAAGGGCAAGGATTCTGTTAACTTCGGTATTGACTGGCTGAAAAGGCAGGAGATCATCATAGACGCGGGATGTATCAACATGCGGAATGAGTTATCGCAGTACAAGTGGAAAGAGGACGCGGGCGGGAACGCGCTAAAGATTCCGGTGGATAGGAATAACCACCTGATAGACGCGCTCCGGTATGCGTATGAGAATGACATGGAGGGCTTTAGTCCTCGCAGCGTTATCGCATTCGCGGGATAGGAGCAACAATGGGAATATTTGACAAGATCATAACAAGGCTCGGTTACTACAAAGCGCCGCCGGAAATGGCGAAGTGGCTACTCAACACGGCGGACATTGAATCGTTGTCCTATCCGCAATACACCGACAACCGGAATAAAATCTCTTACTTCCAGCGCGTCTCGTGGGTGAATATCGCCGTTGATAAAGTAGCGACGATTGGCAGCGGTGCAAAATGGAACGTGAAGCGGCGCGAGGGGGAGCAGACTGTTGACATCCCGAACCACGAATTTGAGCGATTGATGGACGCTCCGAACCCGACCATGAGCCGGTCTGATTTGATTTACGCTACCCTTGCGTATATGTCAGTGTGCAATACCGCTTACTGGTGGATAAACTACGGGACGAACAAAAAGCCTGTGGAGTTGTGGCTTATCCCGACCAATCAGATATCGCCTATTCCAGACGGCAAGCTGTACCTCAAGGGGTACGAATACGATCCGGGTGACGGGTCGCCTCTCACGCTTGACGTGAACGAGGTGATCGCGTTCAACGGATTTAACCCCGACTCAATGTTTACAGGGATGAGCAACCTTGACCCGCTCCGCACCATTATGGACTCTGATATAGGAATGCAGAACTGGAATAAAAAGTTATTTGTCAGAAGCAACGGACGCTTGCCCGGGATCCTCGCATTCGCTGACCCTATACCGGATGATGATTGGTCGATGATCCAGAGCGACGTTGACAAAGCGGCGGCCATGAGAAATTTCATGATGCTCCGCAACGTCAAGGCGGGCGGGGTGCAATGGCTACAGGCCACAGCCTCACAAAAGGACATGGAATTTCTGAACAGCAGGCTCGCCAACAGGGATGAGATTTACAGCGCAATAGCTCCGGGATTGTCCTCGATCCTTTCCGTGAACGCGACAGAGGCGAATGCGCGGATCGGTAAAACCACCTTGATAGACTTCAAGGTATACCCGATGCTGCAGAAGATAGGGAGCGTGCTGTCAACAAAACTCATGCCGGTATACGGCGGTGAGTATATCGTTGAGCCGGAAGATATTCGCATAACTGACAAGGTATTGAGATTGCAGGAAATGGCGGAGTATTCCCAGACACACACCATTGACGAGGTGAGGGCTGAATACTGGCAGGATGACCCGCTGGGCAACTCAACGGGGTCGCTCCTGGTCGCGGCCGCGCAA